AATACAATTATATATCATCTAGCATAAATCGAACTTTTTATCTAAATCTCCATTGATTTGTATACAAACACCATTAGGTGAGGGAGCTTCTGTGTTAAGGAAAGTTTTATCATAAGCAAAAACTAATGAATAATATAAACCCATTGTATTAGGATAATTTCTCAACATGGTATTGATTGTTTTCTTGTTCAGTATATTGACATCAACAGTCAATTTGGATAAGATATTATACTTGATGAATCTAACTCTATCAAATAATATTTGTGGTTGGAATTTCTTTGTCTGTTTATCTAAACGTTGTAATAGCTTAACACTAATTTCTGGATCTAACCATTCATCATTGAAATTTAATTCAGTTATTTCACTTAGTTCCACTTTAGCTTCAATAATTTCATTATAAAATTCATCAGCTGCTTGTTTTAATTCTTCCTCTGTTGGTATCTCCTCAACATCAATTTCTTTATACTCTTCCAAAGAATGTAACCCCCATGAATCATCCAATCCTAATCTTTTTTTTGTTATTTCACTTATATTTGGTCTGTCAACCAGTAAATCATCAATTGTATTTACAAGGATGTGATTTGGTATATAACTCAAATCAAATTCACTGCTGAAGATCTTATATTTGAATAAAGTGTTAATATTGAAATGATTAATTATAATTGATTCACCAAACTCTCCATCTTTAGGGGAATAATTTGTGTTCAATAAGCCAGTTGGAGTTTTCATTATTTCTCCAGAATCACCTGATAGTATCATGAGATCAGGCTTAAAATCTATATCCTCAACCCTATAAGTCAACTCTTCAATATCCTCAATTTCCATATGGAATCCAACTCTGACACCTCCAATTACAATTCTATCTGATAATTTTAGAAACAAACCCTTATTTAATTTTGATAATAAATCATCTAATTTTATGTCAAATAATTCAGATGCTCTAGTTAGAACTTCATAAACCTCAGTTGTGTTTGAACAATCATTGATTTTGATGTGATACCTATTTGTTCTTTTCTCAATCAACACACTAGTATAACCTAATTGGACTTGTAGAATGGCATCACCAATCCAATTTCCTCTTGAGTCTCTTGATTGAGGCTTAACCCATTTGTTGAAGATTATTCTTGTCTGGTTTGACCAATCAGCAATATTTTCTATTTTATTGAAGTATAATAGCATCATCAGCATTTTCTTTTTTGATGGCAGGCTAATAAACTGATCCATACAAAATGAATGAACATCATCATCATCAATGTCATCAAATATGTTAACCACATTCCCTATCCATTTATGTAGAATAAAATAATTGAATGCAAAGCATAACTTATCATAATTTCTCGTCTTGAATCCAACTTTAATATCATTATGTTCAGTTTCAGATGTTGAAGAGTAATACATGTTCTGTTGTGATAAAATCAAATATGTCGAATCATAAGATCTAGATGATCCTCCAAAAACTATGGCTTTCATTGGTTTAGCATTAAATGATAGAGCCCTCAGTAAGATTAGTAATAATGATCGTATTTTTTTATCATTTGACCCTTTTAAAGTGCTCAATGTTTCATCCATAGTATTTTTAATCAAAGGAATAGCCATTTTGATATTAACCCAATCTCTATACAAGGAGCTAGGTGTATCTAATAACATGTTTTTCATCCTGTCAATCCAAAAATGTTGTATAGTTGTTATTATAGGGTTCTTAATTCTCTGATGTAAGTATGACGTTTGGAGGGATCTGATATTTTGAGTCTCAAATTGTTCACGAGGGCTATATTTAAAATTGATGACAGATAAATCTTGTAAGTTTTTATATTCATCCATGTGTGGGTAGAAAAACTTGGGATCAATATCCTCCTTAATCTCAGATTCCAGTAAAATCTTGATACATTCTTTAAAAGTTTTGCTCTCATTCATGTCAGTGAAAGGTATATGAAAAGCATTAGCTGACACTGTTGCTGCAACTCGGGCATAGTAAATCGAAGCAGCAGTTGTTCTTAATGCTTCAGCTGCACTACTCTGGAAAAGTTTAAGATATGTTTTAATTCTAACTTCATCAATATTCCTAGGTCTTGTGAATAACATGAATGGATCCTCAACAATTTTTTTAGATAATTCTTCCCAGTCCAATTCCAAAAGACCTTTAATTCTTTTTAATATACTTATAGGACCAATTTTTGCTTCAATCCTTTTAACACCAACTAATATATTATCAAACGAGTTTGAATTGGCATAAACTTCCTGATCATTAACATCCACTACTGTGTGCATAACTTGAAATAATTTCCGTTCAATTAAACTAGCTTCAGCAAATCTACAAATAATATTATAATTATGGAATTCTGGTCCAATCATCACCATTATAGAAGGGTTGCCAATAGGATAGACTCCAAGCTGGTAAGGGCAAAAATCATATCGCAAGCCAAACTGCTTCAAATCATTCTGCCCATTGTTATCAGTATGATAGATAGATTCACAATACTTCTTATTTAATCTAGAAGCCAACAAATACAACTCCAAAGAACCCCCATTTTCAACTACTTGTCTTGTAGCATTATAACTTTCTTTTACCATTCTATAGAATGAATCTGTGTTAACTGGGTGAACAGATGAAAGAGCAAATTTAAAAAGAGTTGGTGTTAAACCCAAATTAATCCCAAACAATGAGTTGAACTCATACACCAATAGACTAATCGAGCTCTTAGAAGTTGATGTCCAAACATTCAACAGGCGTTCTGAGGTTTCTTGTGCTTTCAAAAAAAGCAATATTCTCATTCTAACATTCTTTTTACTATCAGTTGGCAGTGCATGAGCTGTATAAGAATCATCAGATGAAACTAAATCATTTATTTCTCCTTCAGTGATATTATTCTTTCTACACAAACGTGAATAGATCTCATTTCTGAGTGAGATTACGCACAAATGGAATAATGATGATGTGTAATGTAATATTCCTTGACCCATATTAGATTCATTTTCGAAGAATAGTTTTTTTGTTTCTAGAAATGAATTTTTGAGTTGCTGTAAGTTCTTATCCATAAGATGTTTATATGAATTTTCAGGATCTTGTGCCCATGCTTTAATCAATTTTTCAGGTAATAAACATTTTTTATTTGTATGATTCATCAAAATAACCAATATCAATTTATACAAATCATTGAATTTAGATCTGAAAGGAACAAACATATACAAAAATTGTATAGGCATGAATGAAGGACCCCATCTAGTTTTATCATAGTTATGATTCAATATAATTCTCGACTCATTACCTCTCCTCAATTCCCTTATCATATTATGCATTAATGATGTTTTCTTTTCACCATGTGTCAACATTTCCCTATCATCTTGCTTACATATAGCTCTTGAGAAGGACTCTAAAATGTTGATCACTATTCTCTTATTCATGGGCAAAATCAAAATCTCTCTTACACCACCAATCTGATTCTTCTTAAATATTTGAAAGTAATGATCATCAAAGGCATAGTTTATAAAATCAAATGAAACTTGTTTACCTTCTTTAATATACTGTATTATGGCCTCAATACATCGTCTGCGAGAATTCTGAACGTTTCTTGAATTGTGGATCTTGAGCTTAATAGCAGCATCGCTAAGATTTAAATTTGATAATCTCTTTTTCTCAATATCATCCTTACCCTTGTAATCAACATAGACATTAGGATTTAGAATCAAATTATCAACCACTGCACTAGATTTATAAGTGGCAAACTCATCAATTGTTTTATTCAAAATCTTATCATGTGCAGCGATTTGATGTGCTAGACCCATCTTTTGCTTGTTTTGTGGAGAAATACTTTGAAGTTTACTGGCTATGATGATCGCTCTCCTAGAAAATTGGTTCTTATGTGGTCTTTGAATCAAGAATCTAGCATCATCCATCTCACTAGTATCAAATCCAATGTGTAATGTTGAACTCTGTTTCACCTCTGATAGTGATTTCTCACCTTCCAGCATTTTTGTTAATATTTGGAAGCTAGCATGAGTTGGATCATCCTGATTCTTATTAAAAAGCATTGTGAAATACATCTCACATAGCAATTGATTAAAAGTGATTTCTGGCCCTTCAGTGAATAATCTGGGTAAACTAGTAATTGATCCAGTCATTTTATCAAGCAGATTCCCAGAGATTGGATCTATATTCATTTTCCCAAATCTTGTTTTCCTAACACTTGACTCTAACTTGTCACTAATCACAAATTTTAACATTTTATTCAATAAATATGCTTGTAACGGACTCCTTAATGGCTCCTTGAACTTCTCCAGAATATCACCCCAATACCTAAACATACTCAGTGATATCATGACTAAATATCTTGCATCTTGCAGCATTTTACTAGTGCTTCTTTTATCTTCCATGTAAATCATCATAATAATCCCAAGTGTGTTATGTCCATTTATTGATAGTGATTCAAAAAGAGGC